GCCAAAGCATAGTGATCTGTTTCTTTTAATAAAGTGTTTCGTACGTCTCTTTCAGCCGCCGCCCGAACCGCAGTGTTTGCCGTATCGTAAGCGGTCTTCTGTGCCGCCACAGTCTGAACATCACCGTTGTCGTCGGTATATTCAGTAAACATTTCACGCTCTACCCACGCCTGCACCCAATTACCCTTGCCGTCCTGTACAACACCGTTGCGTACTACTGACTTGTAGGCGGCACTAGGCTCTGGCGCAGGGGCCGCAAGGACGGGATCAACACCCAGCGCGTCACACACGTTTGCAGTCCATACTCTAGGTAAAGACATATTCTTATTATCTAAACGGATTTGGCCTTGAGATTTAACCTCACCCGTTGCTCGTACTCTGTATTCGCTCATAGTTGATAATCCTATGCGATTGCCAAAAAGATATAAGATCCACCAGAAGCGTTAAGAGCATCTGGTGCTGATGATGTAACAATAAACCCACTGTTATCGGGGTCTATGTAATCAGTGTTGGTAACTTCAGTGGCAGTGGAGCCTAGCAATGAATAAGGATCATTGCCCGCAACAATCCCTCTTGCAGAATCATAAACGTACCATCCGGGGCCAGAACTATCTGTTCTCCAAATTAAAACAAACCTAGCTCCCGCACTAAATCCGCAATCAACATTTACATTGCTTCCTGTCCCGCTGTAAGTTCCAATTTTTGAAATTCCAGCTACAGAAGCAAAAAGATAAACTATATAGTTAACGCCGCTCGTGTTGGTGCTGTAACCCGCTGCCCCTACAGAAAATACAGAAGCTGTAGGCGCTGTAGCGTTAACGGATTGTTTTGGGTATCTTCTAGCTTGGGTCATGTCAGAAAACAACGGCGTTGATGTTGACAAATCTGCGTTCTTATCCCAAACAACCCACGAATCTGCCGCTCCTGATCTGGATTTTATCCACATTAACTCTGGGGTAACCCCTAAATTATGATTAAAGGTTGTGGCTGACCCAGTTCCCACATAACACACAACATCATAAAACCCTTTGGCTCGCCTTAAAAAATAACGAATGTAGTTTTTGTCGGTTGCGGCGGGTGAAACATTAAAATGACCGCCTGAATAATCTACGGTTACGCCATTGGAATTATCTAAAAAAAACGCTCCAGTATTAGTGCCTTCAGTATCAGACGCGGTTGTTACAAGGTCGGGGCCACCTGCCTGACCTCTTAGCCTATCTCCAAGCACCGTTGCGCTGGTTGCTCTGCTTCTGTACATAACAGTATCTACATTAAAACCTGTAGAAATAAACGTATCGGCCCCTTCTCCGGGTGATTTAGCTTGCAAAGTAAACAAATCAGTAGCCGCAAGCTCTGATGCTGGTTTCTGCGGTCTGCGAATGGCTACATAGATGTATGTTGCGTTGCCAAATCCACCAAGATTTCCTATGTATCCTTTGCTGTAAAAACCGCCCCTACCTTGCAGGCTTTCAGCGCTATTAGCGTTTGCTTGCAGCTCTGCATCGTCAGACGCATTACTAAACATCCCCGTGTCAACAAGAGCCTGATCGCCCGGCCCAGCAACTCCGCGCATCATGTCCAGCATAATCCAATTATCGGCGCTATCTGTTCTTTTCACCAATAACCACTGAGGCTCAAAACCTAAATCTTCTTTAAAGTTCCCCCATGTAGATGTTGTTGTAAAAGAGCCACACTTAATAATGGCTTCATCAGAATTTTCGCCAAATTCTTGTTCGTCGTGGGCAAATAGGTAGGCAACATATTCTGTGCCGTTAGTGTTTGTTGGTGTAGTTCCTACTGTAAATACTGTATCTGTAGGGGTTGTATCGTTCCATCTTGCATTGCTGGTATATACTTGATGAGTTTGCTCCAAATGCAAATACTTTGTGTTGCCTAGCGAACGGTGATACACAACCCATTCACTAACATCACTTGTAGCTTTAACAATCATCATGCCCGGAACAGAGCCAAGATTATGGCTTATGGTGCGACCAGCAGTGCCGTTACCCGTATAAGTAACAATGTCAAAAAACTTTTCTTGTTTGGCAAACGCCCATGAAACATAAGGGCTTCCGTAAGACGTACTTGATTGAGAAAACCCGTCATACCCGCCTTTCATGGTGTAGCCAGTACTCGTAAATGCAGTGCTAAAGGAGCTATTAGTTGCAGCATTAGTTAGGTTGCTATACAGAATTGCTCCAGTTCCATGACCCCTTTCAGAATCTATCAAGTAGTGCGGATAAGCCCCGCCTCTTGATTTTGTCCACAACAGCCCACCTTTGTCAGCAAGATCAAGGCCGTTATTTATGGTAATCGTGGTACTAGTGCTAGACTCGCCATCATACAAATGAGTAGAAAACACATCCTCAACATAAACAGGGTCACTACCGCCACCAGCGGCGGCTTGTAATAGCTTGTTAGCTACACTCATGCTAATGCCTGCCCAGCAACAAAGCCGTAGTAGGTCGTGCCACCGTCAATAGTGAAGAACACAAATACGTCCACACCGTTGTTTGTTGCGGTCAAGGTGGGGGCCGTAGCCGCAACCCAATCAACACTTCCGGGCCATGTAATCGTTCTGGCACTGCTGTCTTGAATTACCTTAAGCACAAACGCTGACGCCCTGCCTGACGCGGCTGGATTGCTAAAGGTGTAGGTGACGTTTTCTGTTAGGTCATGCTCAAACAAGTTGCCATCACGTAGGTTGATGGTCGCCGCGTTAGAGCTAGAAGTGACAGTGGTAACTTCTTCTATTGTGCCGTTGTCAAAGCTGACCACACCATTGGCGTCTGACGTAACAATGCCTGACGCTTGAGTAAGACCCAGCGTATCGGGGAGCTTAACGGTATAGGTTGACGCCGCACTATGGGCTGGCCCCTGTACCGTTACACCGTGACTATTTGACTCACAGTTAAAGCGAATAGTGCCGGGATTGGTATTGCCATATAGCTCTGTAAAGCCAGTGCCATTAGGAAACAACTGTATGTTGCCATTTGTGTCTGTAGACTTAACGGCATTGGCATCAATCTTGATGTTGTCTACATCTAGCTCAGTAAGAGTTTGAGTAGAGTTTACAGACAATGTGTTAGTAGACAGGGTAAGGCCTGTACCTGCTGTCAGTGCCGTTTTGGATACGTCAATAGCCGCACTAGCATTGACATCAGCGTTTACTATAACGCCAGAGCCAATGGCGGCTACGCCAGTATCTGCAATCGTAATATCGCCAGATACTACATTGTCAATCCATTTTGATGTGCCAGTGTCATAGAACAAAAGGGCTGCATCGGCAGGAGAGGTAACATTAGTATCAGCAAGACCTGCAAGCGTGGCTCCGCCTAGTCCAGTTTGTGAGTCTACATAAGCCTTTACAGACTGCTGACTAGGGATGCCCGTAGCAGAGTTACTGCTTAGATCATCCTCATCTAGAAATGACTTGCCATCTAGTATGTTGAGTTCTGCGGCAGTAGATGTAACACCATCAAGAATGTTTAACTCAGCCGCTGTAGCTGTCACAGCACCGCCATTTACGGTAAACGTGCTAGAAACAGAAAGTGTGGTAAACGTACCTGCCGCCGGTGTTGAACCACCAATAACAATGTTATCTGCTGTGCCACCATCTAGGTTAGCAGTAGTAATTGTTCCAAGGTTACTAACTGTAGCGCCGTTAAAGTTGACAGTTCCACTAGCAGTTAGGTTGGTAAATGTTCCTGCGCCAGCAGATGAACCGCCAATCGTAGCGCCATCCACCGTACCGCCATTAATGTCGGCAGACGTAGCAACAAGGTTTGTAAAAGTACCGGCGGCTGCTGAAGAAGCGCCTATTACAGTTCCGTCAATGTTTCCACCGTTAATGTCAGCGGTCGGGATAGTAACTGTGCCAGTAAAAGTTGGGCCTGCTGTATCAGACTTAGTAGCAATTGCAGTCGATATAGCATCAAATTCTGTTTCAAACTCTGAGCCACGAACAACCTTATTGGTGTCTCCACCGGGAAGCGTATCCTTAGCGGCAAAGTCTGTCGTCTTTGTATAATTAGCCATTGGTTATTCCTAGCAAGAGAAAGAGAAAGGGGGCCATTGCGACCCCCGTTGTTCTATTAGGCAGAAGGTACTGCCAGAACAAAGCCAGCTTCAGGACGATACACCTGAACACCGTAGAGGGTGTCAGCAGTGTACAGAGTAGACAGGTACTCTTGCTTGTACTGAGTCTGGGAACGAACAGCTAATTGCTCTGCCATCACAACTGCTTCGTTGTGGAAGAACATTGCTGCACGAGTGTCAACGCTTGACGCAGTGTTATCACCAGCAGCCTCAATAGTTCGGCAATTAGCAGAAACGTAAACATCTACGCCATACAGGTTGCCGATCAAGCCGCTGTTGACTGTACCACCAGATACAAAGTCAGAAGACACGTATCGGTCGATGCCCATAATCGCGTTGCGTGTTGCAGGCGGGATAATCAGGTTACGACCTTCCATCGGTACGTTGTTGTCATCCATCTTCTGAATCATGTCACGGAAAAACGCATCCGTAAACTCGTCACCAGCTACCAGAGTGTCATCAGTGTACTGAGTGGTAGTGCCGTTATCATTGAAGAAACAGCCAGTGTGCTGGTAGTCAGTAGCAGCAGGGCTAAATACAACAG